CCTGATGGCAGCAAGGTGTGCTGCAAGGACCCGGACGTGTGCTGCGGCACAGGAGAGTCCCAGGTCTGCTGTGAGAATCCCAGGGAGTGCTGCACTGTCTATGAAATTGGGGTTGGTGAGTCAGAGGTCTGCTGCACCGAGGCCCAGTACTGCTGCAACGACGGCCAGGGCGTGTGCTGCAACAACGATCAGACCTGTTGTCCCGGTGATGTTGGGGCAATCTGCTGCGACCCGGGCGAGACATGCTGTGCCGGCGTGTGCTGCCCAGAGGGCGAGTGTTGCGTCGATGGCGTATGCGGCCCTTGCGAGGAGTGCGAGACAGACGAGGACTGCCCAGGCGCTCAGGTGTGCTGCGAGCAGCAGTGCTATGACACTGTCACTGACTCTAAGGTGACGCTGCCGGTTGGCGAAGCCTCTTGTTCTGTCCTTGGAACCGGATGGACCTATGCCGGCTCTTGCGAAGCGCCGCCTCCTTCATTCGGCATGCCTGCCCTGGAGTGCGTGTGCTGTTGCCCTGAAGGGTCCTATGCTCCGGATCCTGTCAACTGCCCGTGCGTGTGCGTGGAGGATGACGCACCTCCATGAATCCAAGGATCTCCATAGCCAAGCTGGAACAGGCCGCCACCTCCCGTAAGCCCGGGTACATGGAAGAGGTCTTGCGCTTTGCCACCCAGGTCTCCGACACCCACTTGGAGATGCCAGAGCATCACTTCCAGAGGATACGGGCCAAGTACGCACCCAATCCAGGGCCAGGGACAGAGCTGAAGGCCATGTTGTCCACCATGGGGATCCACGCCTCCCCTACCTGCAAGTGCAACAAGATGGCCCGCCAGATGGACGAATGGGGTCCAGAAGAGGCCATGAAGCACATTGAGGAGATAGTGGACGTGATGGAGGAGACGGCCAAGAAGCGTGGCCTGCCGTTCATCCGTACCGCCGGACGTGCCCTGGTACGCATGGCCTGCTGGAAAGCCAAGAGGAAGACCTAATGGACCTGAATGCGATTCTGGAGGAGTCGATCCGCAGAGGCTTTGCCGAGCAGTTTGGCGATCAGCCCAAGGAAAAGCGGGACGAGATCCCTGCCAATCCATTGGCTCCCGTGGGTCAGCCACGTCGCCCAGCCAACAACCAGGCCAACCAGCAGGCGAGACCCCGCGCCGCGTTCAACATGCCGCAGGTCGGCCTTCCGGTCCCGGTCATTACCCCTGACGTGCAGGCAGGCGTCCTGGCCAAGGCGGCTGACGACGTAAACGACGCCATTGACGACGAGATGAAGTCCCGTGTCTCCCAGGTCCGGGAGATTCGTCGCATGGAGCATGAGAAGGACATCGAACAGATCCGGGCCCAGTCCATGCTGGAGCGAGTCCGCATGGCCCGCCAGGCCCAGGAACTCTCCTCTCCCATGAGTCCGTTGCTCATCGATCTCACTGGCACTGCCAGGCAGGTGGGCTGATGGATCCTGTCCGTGATGAGATGGTCATGCGGGAGGCGATGCGAATCGCCGCCCGCATCCGCGAGCTGCGGGAAGAGGCTGCCAATGCCTCATTGCCAGAGCATCCTCGCCCAACGGCGGCTGCGATAGCCGAGCAGTATCCGTACCGCACCGACTTCCTGAACTCTTGGTCGCCCCAGTACGTCAAGCCACAAGGGATGTGGCAGCGTGACCAGCGGCGTGCCAACATCATCGACGGAGTTGAAGAGGCCATCCGGGGAGTTCCGGCCGATCTCAGGCAGGACGTGAAGGGCCGACTAGGGTGGTCCGGGATGGACACGTCCCAGCTCCGTTCCGACACATTTTCCGCAGGCATGGCTCCGCCCTGGTCCGGTGCGTCACGCATGGGTGCTGTCATGGCGCCTTTCCAGGCACTGATGAGCGCTGGCCAGATGGCAACCGATCAGGTCCTTGGCGCAATTGGCGAGCCTGCCCAAAGCCCTGAAGCGGCTGCGCAATTCTCCAACGCAGTGGATGGCCTGACTTACCCACTCACGGCTTATGTCGGCCGCCGGCCAGCGCATTTGCGGGCTTACGACGACTACCTCGCCACGGAGCGTGCAAGGCCCCTCTACGACGTGAGCCGCGAAGACTATCGGCCTCCACCAGAGCTGACGACCGTAGACGAAACGGACCTGCTGCAACGGGCGTTCCCTGATGCCTCGCCGTGGACGCACGTCCTTGGCGGGCTCGCCCTGGGTACGGCCACGGATCCGTTTGTGCCTTACGCCGGCAAAGCAATCCGGCAGTTGCCACGGGCTTTTGCCGAAGACGTTGGCGGTGGCGCAGCGTTTGTAGCCCCGTTCGTAGCGGGCAGCATGCTCGCCCCGGACGGCGCTCAACAGCGGCAAAACCAGGCGATCACCTCCGAGCTGCTGCGGCAGTACACGTCGCCATAGGCAAAATCGGTTTGCGATCCGCAGACCACGGGCACTCTTTCCACAGGCACCCCCTGGCCACCTGAAAGGAAAGAGATGAGCGACGACGCAATGCCGTCGCCGGAGTCGCAAGCTCCGGAGTCGGCGCCGCAGAGTGCGGCACCGCAGCAGTCCTTTGACAACTCGCAGCCTACGCAAGCATCGGCCCAGCCGGCCGGGAGCGTCTATGACGCTTTCAAGCAGCTGCCGGAGTTCAACGGAGCCGATGACGTAACGATCGCTCGCACCCTGTATCAGTCGATGCAGGGCTACCGCGACGCCCAGGGCCAGCTCCGCCAGTATCAGTCCATGATGCCGGCGACCCTGGAGTACATGCAGAACGCCGAGCAGTACCGGCAGTGGCAGGCCCAGCAGAAGGCCACCCAGCAGCAGGCTCCCGCCCAGCCCAAGTGGTGGGACCCTCCGCAGGTGAAGGACGAATGGCGTCAGTACATCGTCCGGGATCCTGAGACCGGCCGCGAGGTCATCGCCCAGGACGCACCGATCGACGCTCAGGCCCAGATCAGGGCGTACCAGGCGTACACGGCCAACTTCGCCAAGAAGTTCGTCACCGATCCTGAAGGGACCCTGAAGCCCTTCATCGAATCGATCGCCCAGCAGAAGGCCCAGGAGCTGGTTCAGCAGCAGCTGGGTCAATACACCGCACAAAACTACGTGCAGTCGTTGGAGCAGCAGAACTCCGACTGGCTGTACGACGGCAACGGACAGGTGACCCCAGAGGGTCAGGCCATCCGGGGCTACATCGCACAGGCCGCGCAGGCGGGCATCGCCACGGCTGAAGGGAGATGGCAGTACGCAACCAGCATGCTGGAGCGTGATCTGCTGAATCTCCGCTATCAGCAGGTGCAGCAGATGTTCGCCACGCCGCAGGCGCCTCCGCCCCAGCCGGAGCCGCCTCCGGTGGAGCCGCAGGCCCAATCGAACATGCAGTTCCTGCGACAGCGTGCGACACGCGCGCCGAGCAGGAGCGGCGGGGCTACGGAGCCGCGGGTTCCGCAGCCGAAGATGAGCTTTGAGGAGCGTCTACGGGCGCAGCTGGTCAAAGACGGGTCCATCTAGGGAGTTACTAAGCGATGCCTTCGTCCACTGATTTCGCCCGGTCGATTGCAACGACGATCGTCAACCACCTGCGGGAAGAGGAGATCGCCTCCCTCCGCAAGTACATGGTGTTCGCTGCCATCGAAAGCCGCGGCAACATCCGGATGAACATGGCCGGAAGGGGTTTCGACTGGGAGGTGTCCTATAGGCTGCATCAGCCGCAGGGCAACAACGGAGAAACTCCGCGGTCGTTCAGCCGCCAGAACCTGTGGAAGAAGGCGGAGCTTGAGTACCGGGGCTATCAGGCCACGGACATGATCTACCGCAAGGAGCTTCTGGAGAACCGTGGCACCAGCGCCCTGGTGAACGTGGCAGGCAAGATGGCCAGCCGTCTCCTCACCTCCATCGAACAGTACCTCTCGCAGGAGGTCTGGAATGACGGGAGTGCCAGCGGTAACGAGCTGCGGTATCACGGCCTGGAATCGTTCCTGGGCAACAACGGCACGCTCCACGTGACCGACGGCACCCAGCGTTCGGCCAACGCTGCGGACCCGTTCGCCTACCCGTCGGACACCTACGCCGGGCTCAACACCCAGCTGGGTTACTACGGCGGCTCGCAGCTGACTGGCACGTGGCCGGGCGGCAAGGCGGACAGCGAGTACGATTTCTACTCGCCCATCCTGGTGAACTACACGTCCACGTACTGGGGCGGCAGCTCTGCCACCTGGGCGGAGAACTGTGTGAAGGCGATCCGGGCCGGCTTGCATTACGCCAAACGGAACGACACCAAGGAAGACGCCATCGATCTGGTGGTCCTGGACAGGAAGTTGTACATCGACTTCCTGAACAAGCAGGACTCCAAAGAGCGCGTCATCGTCTCCCGCGAGAACGGCCTGCGGTCGTTCGGCTTCAACACCGTCGAAATCGACGGCGTGGAAGTGGGCACGGAGTACGCGGTCCCGGCGGACACCGGATACGGCCTCGCCATCGGCAACATCGAACTCCTGAACATGGAGTCGCAGATGTATAACAGCGAGGGACCGTTCTACGACGAGGTCACCCAGTCCTATCGCTACTGTGTCTCCACGCTGGGCAACATGAAGTTCAAGTCGCCCAGGTCGTTCATCAAGTTCAAGAACTACGCCTGACCCGTTAGGAGTGAGTCGCATGTCTCTGACGATCGATCCGCCGTTCGCTCTTGGCCAGACCCTGGGCGTGTCGTCCACTGCCGATGGTACGGGTTGGGTGGGCTGCGTGAAGCAGTTTCCCGACGTGAACCCTTCGACGGGTGCGATCCGCAGCAACCGGCTGAAGACCTGCATCGCCGTCCGCAACAGCTCCGGTGGCGCTCTGCTGCCGAAGCGGGTGGTGCGGTTCCGGGTGGGCACGGCCGGCACGGCGGTGTTCTCCGAGGTGGACGGCTATTCGGCCGTCACCAATGAGGAGCGTGTCGGCGTCGTTGACGAGTTCCTCCCGGCTTCCGGGGTTGCTGCCAACGACGTGTTCTGGGTGACCGTCTCCGGTCCGACCGAGGTGGCTCACGCTCTCTCCGGTACTGAGGTGGCGGTGGGCGACCGGCTCGCGGCGATCACCGCTGCGACGGCCGGTGCGACCACGGCTGGCCGCGTGACGCCGAGCGGCGTTGGTGCGGCGACCACGGCTGCCGGAAACAACGGCCTGGGTGTGATCGGTATCGCCTGCTCCGCCGGTGCAACGACCGGCTCCGCGGTGCTGGCGATCGTCAACTGCGGGGTCTGAACCGTTCACGCCCTTCTGGGGCTAGGGGGAAGCCTCTGACCTGGGCGACTGGGTCAGAGGCTTTTTCTTTAGATGGACGCAGCCATACCCAACCTGGACTACCTCCGGCAGCTCATCAATGAGGTGCGACAGGCGGAGCCCCAGATGGATGCCGAGCGGCTCAGGATGCTCCATGGGTATGGCGTGGGCACTGATTCCATGACCAACAAGCAGGGCGAGCGATGAGTGCGTTTGGGCATGCAGGGTTTGGTAGCACAAACCGCCGCAACCAGCTCCGGGCCCAGGGGCAGATGGACCCATACGGGAATCAGGTACGCCAGGCCAAACAGGCACCGACGTTCAACATCTATAGCCAGCAGACGCAACCGGCACCCAGCAGCCGGCCAGCCACTCCACGCCCGCAGCCTGCAAGCATGCCGGCCTACGGTGGCCAGCCTCAGACCGGCGGTCCGATGCCGACCATGGGGCAGGCCCAGCCCATTCAGCCGGCCAGCACGGGGACGCCGTATGCGGGGCCGCCACGCGACCTAGAGCCTCTCGGAAGCGAGGCCAACATAGATCCGCGGACAGATGCAGGCTTTGCCAAATGGAGCGGATACCAGCCCGGCCAGGCACGTTCGCCCGCTATTGAGCGAATGGAGAAGGCTGCGGTCGATCAATGGAACAAGTGGACGCCGGCGCAACGCGCTGCCGCATCGGCAGGCGTCGGCCAGCAACGCTATAGCCCAGAGTATGCCACGCAATTAGAGGCAGCCTATGGAGACGCCAAGAAGCAGCAGGAATCCACCGCCCGGTTCAATGAGATTCAGGGCCTGCGGCGGCAGCTAGCAGGCGGCACATCCGCTCAGGACGATGACATTCTGTACCGCCTGAACACGCTGGAAGGCGGACAGCAGATAAGCCGCGAGGACTTCCTCAAGAAGCGCCAGGCCGAGCGTGACGACGCACCACGCGCCGCACAGTACAAAGACCGTGAGAAGTTCATAGACGAATGGATGCAGGAACAGCGAAGGGCCAACATGAGCCCAGCCGAATACCAGCAATCCCGTCAACGCACCAGAGAGTTCGATAAGCCTTTGGGTACGATGCCGAACGACCCGTATCTGTTTGCCGGCCAGCACCGAGGCAATCCTGCCGACTTCGACGCCGAAATGGCTCGTCGCTTCAATGAACGGCAATCCGCGCAACGCAATGACGCAGCAAGTCAACAGCAATTCCTGGCGGGCTGGCAGGGTCCGCGTCCGTTTGACGAATGGTACGCGCAGCGGTACGGCGGTGACGCCAAGCAGAAGTGGAGCCTGCTGTAATTGACGGCATCCGATCTACGTAGGAGTGGTCATGGATACACGTAGCAATCAGTCCAACCCATTCATGGGTTTCACGTCCCGCAAGGGCGAGCGTCCAAACACGCCCGGCTATGACGCGCAACCCCAATCCGCGCCGTTGAACATGAGCGCATTCCAGAGGCCGCAGGGCGTTCAGACGCCGTTCGGTTCCATGCCCAACCTTCAGGCGTACCAGAACCAGCAGGACGCATTCGTCCAGCAGTTCCTCCAGAACCAGGCCCAATACAACCAGGGCGTCATGGGTGGCCAGCAGCCGCAGCGTGTTGACCTTGGAACGACCTGGAACCAGGCATCAGAGAGCATCAAGGATGGCCGCTATCAGGGCAACCCGTTCGCCACTGGCAACGTGGACGCCCTGATGGGCATGTTTGGCCAGTACGGAATCACCCCACCCCAAGGGTTCCAGGACCAGCTCATCTCCCAGTTGGGCCAGCAGTCGGCGCCGCCGATGTACGGCACGGGCAGTCTCGGCCCGCAATTCCCCAATTTCCCGCAAGCCCGCGTCCCTTTGGTGGCCCCGGCGCAGCAGCCGGCGTTCGATGTTCCGCGGCCTATCAACCCAGGCACTGGCCTGCCATACGGCCAGCCGTTGACCGACCTCCCAATTGGTCCAAACGGGGAGTACTGGCCCGCTTTCCGAAGCCCGCAGCAGCCTACTCCACCCGCAGCCTCAGCTCCGCCGCCCGCTCCGCCGCCTCCGGAGCGTGCCCCGTGGGCGCCGCCACCTCCACCTCCAGGCGGATGGCGAAGTGAGCAGCAGCGACGGGACGCCGAATACCAGAGCCGCGTCCAGTACATGATGAATCCTGGACTGAATCAGGACGCTTCTCCAGTGAGGCCGCCTGTGGTTGCCGAGCCGGAGCCAACGCCGCGTCCGCCCGTGCGCGAGCAGCAGCCAGAGTCGCGGCGGTGGGGCAGGTTTGGGCAGTTCATTAACATGCCTCCTGGCGTAGGCAGGTTTATGGATTTCGTTGATTCGGACGGCGATGGGGTTGATGACGGCTATCAGCCCGGCCCCGGCCTACCACCTCCAGGCGCCGCACAGCCTATCCCTCCAAGCCAGCAACTGCCTCCGAGCCGGAATTGGCAGAGCGACTTTGATTTTGCCCCTCCTGGAACAGCGGCGACGCAAGCGGTTGTGCAGTACATCAATCCGCAAACTGGTGAGAAAATTTCGTTCGCTAACGGCGGGCAGCAGCCCAGGCCAGGGTCCGGATGGGTGCGTGCCACCCGCAGGGATTTTGACCAGTTTGATGGAGTAGACCTGAACACCCCAGGGGCCGCGCGGCCAATCCCAATGGGCATGGTTCGGGAGGATCCGAGCCGGCGACTTCCTCCCGGCCGCATGCCTGACTGGGGTTTTCCGGTTGACACCAAGCTTGGTGGACCGGCCATGGATACTCCGCCAGCTGCGCAGCCCAATCCCTCCGCCCCTTGGTCCTCCAATGACCCTTGGTCCTACCCACTTCTTCCAGGCATGAGGCGTGGGCCAAGTGGCGAGCAGATCATGACCGAAGAGGCACGCCAGGCTGAGATCAAGCGCCGAGAGCAGGAAACTGGCAGGCGATACGTGCAGCCCAGGGCACCCGGGCAAACGGGTAGCTGGCTGCCAGCGCCTAAGCCTGCAAGCCAGAAAAAAGATCAGTCGGCGGCTATGGCTGAGTACATCCGCACGCAAGCAACGCCCGGCCGGGCCCGTCCCACGCCGACGCGCACGCAGGGCACACGCCGCCGGTAGGTTTGCACCGTTATACTGGCCGCCCGTACACTGACGGCTCCCCCTTGGAGCCCAGGCATGCACCAGAAGTTCAACGTCGGATTCTGTACGTTCTCCTACGGCGGCAACGGCGGCATCTCTTCTGAGGTGCCTGACATCCGAGAGTGGATGGTGCCGCTGGTCGCAGACCTGTCCAAGTCCGACAGGATCGAACAGGTCCGCATCTGGAACCTGTCTGACACGCCCATCACCATGACCCGCAACCGGGCTGTCCTCATGGCCCGGGACTACGGGCTTGATGTGCTGGTGATGGTGGACTCCGACATGAAGCCGGACATCAACGCCGGCCAGCCAGGGGCGAAGCCGTTCTTCCACAGCAGCTTCGACTTCCTGGTGAATCACTACTTCAAGGGGCCGTGTGTGATTGGGGCCCCCTACTGCGGCCCTCCGCCTGCGGAGTGCGTGTACGTGTTCCGCTGGCAGAACATGCAGTCGGAACACGCCAATCCGGACTACCAGCTGGAGATGTATGACCGGAACACCGGCCACAACATGACCGGCATCCAGGAGTGCGCTGCACTACCCACCGGCCTAATCATGTACGACATGCGGGCCTTTGACGTGACCGAGCCGCGGTCCGAGGCGGACAAGCCGTGGTTCTACTATGAGTGGAAGGACCGCTACGCCGCAGAGAAGGCCAGCACCGAAGACGTGACGATGACGCGGGACCTGTCGCTCGTCTGCGTCCAGAAGCTGGGCTACAACCCGGTGTTCTGCAACTGGGACGCCTGGGCCGGTCACTGGAAGCCCAAGTGCGTTGGCAAGCCCGTGATCATCACAGCCGCCCATGTGTCGGAGAAGCTCCGCGGTGCGGTGGAGGCCGGCTGCGTCACCAAGCTGGTGGATCTCCCGGAACCAACCTGGCTGCCCAAGAGCTTCAACGACATGGGCATGGACCTGCCGCAGTCGGATGCCGAGGCCCTGGCTGCACTGGTGCAGAAGTTCCGCGACGAGCATCGCCGCAAGCCGGTGGTACTGGAAGTCGGCTCATGGGCTGGCCGCAGTGCGATCATCATGGCCCAGTCCGGGGCGGCACATGTGACCTGCGTGGACACGTGGGGCGGGAACGTCAATGATGAGGGGTGCAAGCAGTACAGCGGACAAGCCGGGTCGCCGTTTGAGGTGTTCCAGCGCAACACCGCCGGCATGAACATCTCCGCCGTCAAGGCCAAGTCGCCTGACGCCGCAGCCAAGTTCCGGGACGGCCAGTTCGACATCGTCTACATCGATGCCGAGCATGACTACGAATCGGTGAAGCAGGACATCATGGCCTGGAAGCCCAAGGCCAAGCACATCCTGGCGGGCCATGACTACCACGCATTCGATGGCGTGAAGCGGGCGGTGGCGGATTGCGGCTTGGTGCCAGTGGTTAACGGGAACGTCTGGCACTGCAAGCTATGAAGAAGACCTGCATCGAATGTAAGCAGGAGCTGCCAGAGACCAGTTTCCATCGGTCAGCCGATGGCAGGATGCACCCCAAATGCAAGACGTGCCGGTCGTCCTACGAACGAAAACGCCGCAAGAAGAAGAAGGACTCGCGGCTGGACGCCATAGAGCAGGACGCGGTGGACGTGTTCTGCAAGGCGGCCAGGCTGGGCGGATCGACCATCCCCCACAGTGCCGAGCTGATCGAAGTCCTTCTGGAGTACTTCGGCGGCGTGCGTGGTTTCGGCAATGTGTTCATGAAACAGTACTACGATTCGCCTCCTGGGGGGGCTCATCGGACGAAGATGCTGGAGACGCTGGTGCGGCTGGTGAACGCCAACACAGCCATGGGCGGTGCCAAGAAGCCTCTGTCGGTGTGGACCGAAGACGAGCTGGAGGAGGAACTGCGGCAGCGGTTGATGGAGACGGCCATCACGCTCAAGGCCCTGCCGGTCAGCCGTGCAGTGGAGGTCCTCAGTGAAGCCGCACCCGCGGAAGGTCCCGGACCATCCTAAGCCGCCGGTCGTCCCCGGCGTGACCCAGCACACGCTTGGCCACCTCAAAGAGGTCCAGGCGGAGCTGAAGAGTCGGAAGATCGAAGCGCTCAGGCTGTACGAGCCCATGCCGCTTCAGCAGCAGATGCACGCCAGCATGGCGTCTGAGCGGATAGTGCTTGGCGGGAACAGATCCGGCAAATCGCTCTCCACGTTTGTAGAGGATGCCCGCGCACTGACTGGCACTGATCCGTTCGACAAGTACCCCAAGGAGGGCGGCAACCTAGTGGTGGTGGGCAGGAACTGGCCGCACATCGGCCTGGTGGCCTACCCCATGCTCTTCAAGGCCGGTGCGTTCCGGATCATCAAGGACCTGGAGACGGGCGAGTGGCGTGCGTACCGCCCTGGCCAGGACGCCGCCCGCCGAGCGGAGACGAAACCAGCGCCGCCATTGGTGCCACCCAGACTGGTTGAAGACGTGTCATGGGTGCTGAAGAACGCCGGGTACTGCCAGCGTGTCGTCCTGACCAATGGATGGACGGTCAACTTCTTTTCCTCTGAGGGTGAGCCACCCCAGGGTTTTCAGGCCGATTTGGTGCATCTGGACGAGGATATTTCTAATCCCTCTTGGGTGGGTGAGATGCAGGCCCGCTTGGCTGACCGTAAGGGCCGGCTGGTGTGGAGTGCCATGCCGCACTCCAAGAACGACGCCCTGCTGGGACTGTGCGAACGGGCAGACAAGGAGGCCGAGGAGGGTAAGGAAAACCCGCAGATCAAGAAGTTCGTCCTGCGGTTCCTGGATAACGACCACATCGACCGGGAGGAGAAGGAAAAGAACATCGCCCGGTGGTCAGCCCTGGGCGTCGATGAGCTGCGGATGCGTGCAGAGGGCGAGTTCACCCAGGACTCCATCCTCATGTACCCGTCGTTCAACACCATGGTCCATACCCTCCCCAGATCGGAACTGCCGGACGGCATCGTTCCGCCTGACTGGACACGCTACGTATCGATCGACCCAGGGCACACCGTCATGGCCTGCGTGTTCGCAGCAGTGCCTCCGGACGAGCGGTTCATCCTGGTCTATGACGAGCTGTACCTGCGGAACGCCAACGCCCTGATCTGGGGCGAGGCATTCGCAGCCAAGTGCGAAGGGCAGCACTTTTACGCTTTCATCATGGACATGCACGGAGGTACACTGAGGGACCTTGGTTCAGGCAGGCTGCCATGCGACCTGTATTCGGAGCAACTCCGGGAACGAAACATCCGGGCACAAATGTCTGGGTTCCAGTTCGTCCCCGGGTCCGACGACATCCAGGCGAGAACCGCCCTAGTGCGGCAAATGCTGCACATCCGCGGTGACGGCAGCACTCAACTGAAGTTCCTGGAGAACGCTGTGCCAGAGCTGTACCGCGAGCTGCGTCGGTACAAGAAGAAGGTGGTGCAGTCCAACAACGGTCCGTTCGTCACGGACATGCCCAACACACGCGGCGAGGTCCACAGCTGCCAATGCCTGGAATACCTCTGTGCCTATGAGCCGCAGTACCACCAACCGCCAGCCCGGCCAGGCCCTGAGCCGTGGTATGTCAAATGGCGAGCCGAGCGTCTGAAACGTCAGGGCGATGACGGAAAGGGATACGTATGCCTGGGACCGACGAAAAAGTGAACTGGAAGATGCCGGCCGCCTCCGTGGGCGACACGGTGCTGTATCAGGCCCATGAGGGGTCTGATCAGGTGATGGCGTTCGTCATCAAGGTGGGCCAGGACACGCTCACCCTCTGGGCCCTGTCTCCAGGGTACGGCGGGGTGGAGAAGCCCAGCGTCCGCCACCGGGACGATCCTCGCCTGGACGACAGCACGGAATGGCGGCGGTTTGGCACTTGGACCTACGCCCCGCGGGATCCGCGTGTCGCCCAGCTTTCCGAGCGGGTTGCGATGCTGGAACAGAAGGTGCGGGGCAATAAGCAGTAGCCCAGGGCCCTGCCATGCAAGAACACCCGCTCCGGCCAATCGTCCAGGGTTGGCTGGAAAAGATCGAACTCGCCAAGGAACACAAACGGCCTTTTCAGGAGGACGCTGATGAGGCCATGCAGTTCTATGACGGCGAGAACGCCTGGATGTTCCGCAATGACTACACGCGGGGCGTCAAGGGGTTTGTGAAGGGCCTGGCACCGCCGGCCTTCCGGATGACCATCAACCGCGTCTGGGAGGCTGTTCGCCTCTTCGGTGCGGTCATCCATCACCGCAATCCGGTGCGGAACGTTACGGCTCGCCAGTACCCCATGGTGAGCCCGCAGATGCTGGGGATCTTTCCCCAACCTCCCGTGCCGCAGATGGGGCCTGACGGCCAGCCCGTCATCGGCCCGGACGGCCAGCCGGTGATGATGCCTGATCCGGGCATGCAGATGTACCAGCAGCTGGTCCAGCAGACCCAGTTCCTCTCTGAGAAGCGTGGCGTCATCGCCAAGCTCCTTGAGGAGTACCTGAACTACACGCCCAACGAACTGCACCTCAAGGACCACAGCCGCAAGGTGGTGGACGAGGCGCTGATCAAGGGTGCCGGGTGTTGGTTCACGGAGTTGTTCCAGTTCCCAGGAACGGAAACCCGTGTCGCCGGTTCGTTCTATGAGACGTTCGACGCCGTCCTCTGGGATCCGGACGCAGACGACCAGCAGGACATCCGCTGGATCGCCCGCCGACGCACGCACTCACGGGACTTTGTCGCCCAGAAGTTCGGCGTCCCGGAAGAAGACCTGAAGGGCCACAGTGAGTCCTATGACTCACGTAGCCGCCGCCGTGAGGTGGGCTACGAAAACAAGAAGAAGAACGGCAAGACCAACGACCTCGTCACGTACTGGGAAATCTACAGTAAGACGGGGTTCGGAGATCGCCTGAAGGATGCGGACCAGAAGCTCCGTGGCAAGTTCGACGCCCTGGGGGACTTCTGCTACATCGTCGTCTGCGAGGGCGTGCCGTATCCGCTGAACCTGCCGCCGGACATCATCCAGGACGAGGTGGACGAGAGCGGTCTGCCGCAGCGACTGTTCCAGGCGGCTCAGTGGCCCATCCCGTTCTGGGTGGAGCCGGACGGGTGGCCCTGCACCATCCTCCAGTGGCACGGCAAGCCGGGGTATTCATACCCCATCTCGCTTATTAAGCCAGGCATCGGTGAGCTGCGTTTCATCAACTATGCGATGAGCTTCATAGCCACCAAGATCGCCACCTCCAGCCAGACGCTCATCGGCGTTGCCAAGGCCGCGGACAACGACCTGAAGGCCAAGATCCTGGATTCCGATGATTCCGGCTTCAAGATCGTTGAGATCAGTGAAGCGATCGGCCGTTCGGTGAATGACGTGATCAGCGTCTTTAACCTTCCCGGTGTGCCGAATGAGCTGTTCCAAATTGTGGCCGAGGTCACCAACCTGTTCGACCGGCGTGTCGGTCTGACAGAGCTGATTTACGGCATGTCCAGAAATCAGTTCAGGTCAGCCGCAGAAGCCGCCGTGAAGAGCGAGCAGATATCAGTCCGGCCAGACGACATGGCGAACCAACTGGAAGACGCCATGTCCCTCCTGGCCCGGAAGGAGGCGTTCTGTGCCAGGTGGCTGGTGCAGCCGCAGGACATCGCCCCGCTGCTTGGCCCCATGGCTGCGGGCGCGTGGCAGATGCACGTCCTGGCAGCGAGCCCGGACGAGATCGTCCGTGAGTTCGACTACCGCGTTGAGGCCGGCAGCGCCAGGAAGCCCAACAAGGGGACCAAGGTCGAACAAATGAACCAGGCCCTCCAGGTCATGATGCCCGTAGCGCAGGGCATGCTCCAGGCTGGGCAGCCGCAGCTGTTCAACGCACTCCTGGAAGACTGGGGACGATCCATGGACATCGACGTGGCACGGTACATGGTCCCACCGCCTCCGCCTCCACCTCCACCGCAGGAGCAACAGAATGCCAATCCCCCAGCAGGTGCTTGATGCCGGTCCGGAGGCGGTGCGGACCTACAAGGCCGCCCTGCCCTACGGCGAGAAGTGGGCGTCGATGTGTGCGCTCCAGTGTCCCCCCGGCACCAAGGGAACGGACCGGGCGTTCAATCAGGGCCGGTACAACCAGCAGCAGTTCGATGACATGCCCAAGCTGATGGCGGAACACATGCTCCGCGAGGCCCGCGAGGCGGGGATCAGCACGGCCGGCAAGCAGTACGTGGGCGGTCTTGCAGACAAGCGGGCTCACAAGGACCCGGAGGCGTGGGTCGATTCCACGGCCGACATCGTCCGCGTGGCCCGGAAACGCAATCTGACCGTGGAGGGGATCGTCAGCCACAAGGGCATTCCTGTTCCTCCCAAGCGGGCGCCGCTGTCCGAGAAGATCATTGCCGAGGACATGCGGCGCTACCGCAAGCTCCATCCCAACAAGAAGGCGGGCGAGCTACGGGAGATGATCATCGCCAAGCACTCCTATCGACCGAAGGGTAAGTGACATGCCGTCGATCAAAATCTCCTCGCTTCCGGTCGGTGCCGCAGACCCAAACGCCATACTGATCATCAACAACGCCGGCAACACGCAGACCCAGCGTGTGACGGCTGGGGCGATTGCGGCACTGTCTGGTCCGGTCCATTCGGTAGCCGGGAGGACTGGAGCGGTAGCCATCACGTCGGCCGACATCAGCAACTTCAACACGGCAGTGGCTGTGGTCGCCGGTACTGCTTCGCCAGTGGCGTCTGTGAACGGCGTCACGGGGGCCGTGAGCCTCAACGCCACATCAATCGGCGCAGCCCTGGCGTCTCACAGTCATTCGACCGGAGACATCACCGGCTTCAATAGCGCCGTGGCTATCGTCGCCGGAACGGCTGCCCCGGTCACGTCAATCAACGGCTTTACGGGGGCGGTCAGTCTGAACGCGACAACGATTGGTGCCGCCCCATCGTCGCACAGTCACAACTCAACCGCGGTGACAGACTTCGTCACTGCCGTGGCTACAGGAGAGCGATGGGCCACAGTGACGATCAGCAACTCCGTGATTTCCACGGTAGCCGACGTGTACCGCCTCACCTCGTCAACCAACACCCAATTGCGTGGCATCACCAACGCCGTGCGTGACGGGTCCACCAGGGCCACGTTCGTCAATGTGGGAGTCAACAACGTCACGTTCGTCCACAATCACAGCACCGACTCTGCGGCGTTCCTGTGCCCGGGTGGGGTGAACTTCTCACTGGGCGAGAACCAGTGGGCTCACGGGCGCTACGACCCAACCAGCCAACGCTGGCGAGTGGTGCCCAACTGCTGCGGCGGAACGTGATCGGCCAGCGGCTACTCCGCATCGGCAGCCTGCTGTTGCGTGCGCCATTGCGCAGCGGCGTGGCGATGGCCCGCGCGGCCCAGGCAGACCGCGTCGAAGACGCCGTCCTGGAGTCATGGATAGCCGAGGAGGCGGAGAAGCGTGGCGTCAGCCTTCCCAGGAGGTCCGTGTCTCGCATCCTCGCCATGGCCAAGCGAGCCGCCAGGACCAAACGGCCCGGCAGGCTGGCGGTTGTGTGCTGCCACTTCAATCCAGCCAACTGGTCCAGGCCAAGGGACAACTACCTGCGGTTCCTGCACTCCATGGAGTGGCACGGAGTGCCTGTTTTCAATGCAGAGGTAGCGTTTCCTGGGCAGGAGTTTCCAACAACCGACGCCTTCCTCCAGATCCACGCACGGGATGGACAGGCCATCTGGCAAAAGGAGCGGCTGATCAACCTGCTGGTGGAGGCCCTCCCAAAGGACTTCACGCACATAGCCTGGATCGATGCCGACATCCTGTTCCTGGACAGGGACTGGCCCTCCAAGACCATGGCGGCATTGGCTGAGTATCCGGTGGTCCAGCTCTGGAACCACTGGCACTGCTGTGACGAGGACGGTGCGGTGGTCCAGGTCCTGGCCGGCGTGGGGCCGATGGCAGAGCGATACATGGGGGCAGGAGTGAGTTCCCCTGGCGGGGCCTGGGCGGCAAGGAGGTCCATATTCCCTCTCTATGACAAGCACATCGTCGGCTCCGGGGACGCCATGTGCCTGGAGGGATGGATGGGCCTGGAGCATTCCCGTTGCCTGGGCCGGATGAGCGAGGCAATGAAGCGTGACTACGAGCCCTGGGCCAAGACGGCCTGGAGCAAGGTGGGCGGGAACATCGGAGCCCTGAAGGGCGAGGCGTTTCACCTCTTCCACGGAACCCGTCAGGACAGGCAATACGTGGACCG